TATCTTCAACCGCTGCATAGTCTAATCCAGCTAAGTTTTCAATTGATGTACCACTATCTCCACCTCTAACAGGTAAGAAGAAATCTTCAGTAAGATTCTGAATATTGTATTTTAAGTTGTAGTCACCACTATTTTTATCAACAAATGGAGTTTTCTTCATTTTATTGATAATCTTTTGCATATAGTTATCAACCTCTTGCGGGTTAATGTTACCAATATCAATTTTGAACACTCTTTTTTCAGGTGCTCTCATAATACGATGGATTAACATCGCATCTTCCATAAGCGATAATTGTTTCCAAACCCTACGGCCGTTTTCAATCATAGCCTTACCATATGGAAGGAAGTTTGTATCTGAAAGTAATCGGAAGTGAGCCATTTCATAGTTCTCATATTCCTTTTTACCAAATCTATCTAATTCAACTTTGTATTTAACATAGTTTTGATTCAATGGGTCAGTACCTTCCAATCTTTCCGTATTATATACAGAATATGGAGTTACATTAATAATACCCTTACCTTCAGCTATTTCCAATGCTAAAAAGAAATCACCATACTTTACCAAATTTCTTACCCAAGGCCACAAATTAAATTCTATGTTTATTACATCATAGAATAAGTTATGTAGGATTGCACTTACATTTTCGTTTGATGATTTGATTGCCAATACATCACCAAATTCATTTTTTGTTGTTGATTCATCAGCGTATATATCTAATGCAGATGCTATAATTGGGTCATTATCCATAGCATCATAATCTCTGAATAATTCTCTACGAACTTGGTGGTATGCCATTGATTGGGCACCCTGATTAGTTTCGTAGTAAGACCTTTGTAACTTTGTATATCTATCTCTAAGATTTACGAAGTTTGTATTCATTTGACGTTCTTCGGTATCTACTACTCTACGCTTACCATCTTTATCAACAGTTACTATTGCGTTTGTTGAGAATAGTTTTTTCAGTCTACCAAAAAAACTCCTGTCATCTATTTCTTCTTGTTCTGCCATAATTTATTTACCATTTTCTACAAGACCAATATCTTGCTTTTGTTCTAGGACCAGGATTATCACAATTATGTCTTGCTCTGAAAGATTTTCTTCTATCAGGATTAGACTTCTTAATTCTCATTGTTTTATCTCCAAAGTTTACTTTAATTACCTTTCCTGTTTTTGGGTTCTTAACATAAACTTTAAACTTCTTAACATCACCTTGAGATGGTTTGCCTAATTTTACTTCTCTACCTTGGTATTCTGCTTCATAAACACAATTACAATTTGCTTCTTCTAATTGAATTGAATATCCTTTTAAAAAGTTTATAAAATCATCCATATCTTCTTGCTCAACATCCAATTCATCATAATCATCAATTGGATTATCTTGTGGTGTATCCCCCATTGAATATGCATTATCTACATACTCATCTTCTTTTAGGATATTTGTTAATTTAATCATAGAATTTGTATTTTGACATTATATAACATAAATATCGTAAATTATCAAAACACTACAACCATTGAGATAAATCTTCAAATCCATCACCAATTCTCATCTTCCAAGGGTTATCATCCATAGTGCTACCACCACCATAAATACCATTATAAGTATTTGATGTAATACCACCTACCGCACTTTTTGTTAAATCAATACCTTCTTGTCTTAATCTAAGCGCAGTATCCCTAACCCACATACCAATTGAAAATGCCATTACCAAGTCATCGTTGTAACCCTTCATAGCTTCAGCTCTACCATTCATATAAATAAACGTAAATAACTCATCTATCAAACGAGTAGAACGAACTATAACTGATTTCTCTCTAAAGTAATCAGTTAATTTAGATATAATCAAAGGTCTAGTTTTAGATGTAGTTGAAAATCCGGCAACCAATCCTCTATCCTCAGCTCTATATTTATTTGTCATTTGATTCTCTACATCGATATATTTTAAATCCTTACTCATATAGAATAAGTTTTTATATCCTCTATCAATTACTTGCTGAATTGTTGCCCATCCAATATTTGCATTCTCTATTACAAGTAAAGCATCATTATATTCCGTTGAAAGTGCTACTAAGAAGTTTCCAAAATCTTTTGTATCAACTTTGCCTTTATATTCAGCTACTTGAGTTGAATTAACTACATCAATTACATGACACGTTGAATAATCGGCTCCATCGCCTCTAGCCACATCGGCTACTACCATATATGATTTTTGATAATCAGCATGTTCCCATTTCCAAAGATTTCCATCAAATCCACCTTTCTCAATTGGTTCCTGAATATATGTTTCTTTATAGAACATTAAAGTTTCCGGTTCAATTACAGTTTCACCAGAAGATACGAAGTCACAATCACATTCCTGTGCTGCTTTCTTTATACCTAATAATTCCTCTTGCTGGTCTCTCCATTTTTGGTCTCTCTCAGGATGTACTGTCCAATGTAATCTGATTGTGTTGAATGGATTTCTACTTTCCTCAGCTCCTAACCAAGTTTGGTGAAACCAATTACCGACACCATTAGGAGTAGATAATGCAATACAACTACCACCCGTAGATAGAGTTGATTGAGCTGCTACCCAAATCTCGTCGATATCATCAATGAAAGCGGCCTCATCAAATATAAGAAGTGATAAGGCTTCCGAACGTCCTGCATCAGGAGAACTAGCAATAGCCTTAATTTGAGAACCATTTGTTAAACGAAGGGAAAGCTTATTATCTTCCATAGACCCGTTTTTAAGCCAACTAGGAAGCAATTCATGCATTACTCTTACCTTTGTTACCAAGTTCTTTGCAACATCTTGCTTTGTTGCAATAACTAATACGTTAAAATCACCATTAAATATCATTTTCCAAAGAGCGTATCCAGCCGATAGGGTTGAGATGCCAGTTTGTCGTGATTTCAATACTATATTAAATCTATTACCTGCAAATTGAGTTAGTGTCTTTTCCTGAAATGGAAATAAGTGGAAAGGTATCTTACCTCTAACTGGATGTTGAATCATACAATACTTCTTCATAAAGTGAATCGGGTCTACCGCACACTTTTTGTATTCTTCTGCAATAATATCTTTTAGAGATTTCTTTTGTGTTATACCAGTACTCATATTAATCGTTAAGTGGTCTTACTAAATCGTAATTTTTATCTTTTAATTTATCGTAAGCCTCATTTCTTAATTTAGTAGCTTGTTCAATCTCACCTTCAAACTTAACAATCTCTAAAAGTATTTCTGCTTTAAGTTCTTCTACATCTCTTTCCATACTCCAAGTTTCAATCTTACCATCTTCTTGAACTACTTCATAAGTTTGCTTTGCATCTCTATAAGCTTGTTTAAATTGGGCTACAACATCATTACCATGTGCAATCATATTAGAGTATATTTTATAATCTTCATATGCTTCCCACAATCCATCATATTTAATTTGAGCTTCTCTTAAAGTAAGGCAGTGTAAACAATATCCAGTTTTAGATATTAATTTTTTATCAACTCTACCTATTTTGATTGTTTTGCAATTTTCAGATTTACAAGTGTTTAACTTATCTAAATAAGCTCTTGTTTCAGCCATTATATCACCCAGTTCTGATGTTTGTACTTTACCAGCTGCTAATTGCTCCCAAGATTTGCCATCATCATCAGTCCATTTTTCACCAACCTTACGTTTTATAATTTCTTTATCTGCTCCAGAAAATGAAATAAATGATTCCTTTTCGTATTCAGCACCATGCATTACCATATCTACCAACTTCCTACGAGTTGGATGCATAAACTTTTTATTGAATTCCTTTGCCATATTACTTACGATATATTTGTATATATAAGTATATCAAAATAAAGAAAACGATTATTTATCGAAGAAAATACCTAAAATTTGATTTAGGGGTGCGAATGCACCTGTTAATTTGTAAGTGTTACCACCATAGACAAATACAATACCCTCATTTGGTACAATCTTTTCGAATCCACCAAGTGCATTTAAGCGAGATAACTCTAATTTCAATTTTTCAATCTTCTTAGGGTCACCACTTGCTTTTACTTGAGATATTGTTGATTGTAAACGGGCCACCATTTGTCTTTTAGCACTATCAGGGTTTGCTGTAAGAACCGAATCCATAAAGGATAGTACATCCGCACCAACTCCTAAGAATATCTCCTCAAATCTCATTAGATTTTGCTTTCCTATCTTTTGTTGGTCTTGCTTATCAGTTGCATCGGCCCAAGCTCTTAATTTTTCATCAGTTATTTCTGCTATACGGAAACTTTTATCGTTAAAAGCCCATCTTTTTACTAATCCTATCTTTTGTTGTGAATCTAATTTTTTTGCTTTCTTTTCTACAAAATTAGTCCACCATGCTTGATGATAATCAGCAACACCATCAGAATCGTGCAATCCAAATTCAGATTGTAATTTAGAAATCATCCCTAAATACTTTCCTTGCAATTTAGAAAGGTGTTCTGATTTAGGAAGTTTATTAATTGGCGGTCCCTGTATTGTGTATTTTGATTGAACGTGTGCATTTACTTGCTTAATCATCCCACCTAATATACTTGCAGCTTGTTGATTTTCACCAATAATTACACCATCTTTATCATATTCAAATGTACCATGAAATACCAATAGTGGTTGGTTATATGGAATTACGTTTACGGATGTTGGATATATTACTTCCAAATTCATAAAACATGCACCATTTTTGAATATCTTTTTTCTTTGTGGTTCGGATAGGGCTCCAATTGCTTTTGATAAATCTTGCATAGCGAAGTTGTATGCATCAGTCAATCCACCTCTACCAGCAAACTTATCTGCCACCTGTCCTATTGTCATAGCACCCTCACCTTTGTTCTTTAGGTGTGATTTGTTACGAGCTGCAACTAATCTACCATTTACCCAACTAACTGCCAATGCCTGACCATCAGTCTTCTCTCTTGCTAATTCTAAATCACCATTAAGTGCTCTTACTACTATTTGTTTTAAATCACCAAATGTAAGATTCATTTCAATATCAAACGGATGGTTCATATGTCCATAAGCCCCACCTTCCAATAGGATTGATTCATTAACACTTTCTTTTTTTGAAGATTCAAGTTGTTTTCTGATTTTATCTATTTCAGCTCTAACCTTCATTTGTGCCGGAGAGTTTGGCATCATCTTAAAAGCCTTATTATATAATACTACCAATTCCCTTTCTAAATCTTTCAATCCTTCGTTTGTTGGATTTTCTATATTAGCTAACTTATCATAATAGTTTATATCTTCCCATAAATGGTCCATAGCGATTTCAGTTGCAATACGAACATCAGTTGTATGTTCCATTTCAACTTTAATACCTTTCATTAATTTAGGTTTGATATATTCTTTTGCAAATTGCGTTGGGTCATAATATCCGTTAGAATCATATTTCTTAGCCAAATCAATTATAGTTTTACCTTTTGCCAAGCCACCAGGAATTTTATCTTCATCAATCTCCTCATATCCACTCATTCCTTTGTTGTTAAGTTTTTTACTAACCTTCTTAACATCATCAGCTTTCGGTGCTCCATTAATATATCCACCCGGCAAACTCAAACCTATACCAGCTCCACCACCAAGTCCCATCTCATCTAATATAGAATCAAAATCTGAAACTATTTCTTTGATATCTTCTTTTGATATTATTGTATCTTTTTGATTATCAGGCATTTCCCAAAATCTTTTAGGTTTATCTATTGCTTTATTTGGTTCGGTTTCTTGCCAATCTTCAACCTTAAATGGGTCATCCGCTGGGTTTAATGTACTTTGTGTTACATTCTTTAATTTGTAATAAGCTTTTCTAAATTGAGTTTCGGTATCTTTTGATTTACCTCTACCTCTCATAGCATCTGCTTTTGGAGTATGTAATTGTGTATATCCACCTTGAGTGTACCAATTTTCAGGCTTAGCTGTGTTTAATATTCTAGGTTGCCCATCTGCTACAAATGATGTATCAGGTTCATCTTGTCCACGAAATCCACTATTAGATGCTGTCTCTTTTAGATTTTCTTTTTTAGGAATTCTGAATGTTACTGCTTTCTTACCATTAATTGTTGGCATTCCCCATTCATCAGTTCCTATATTTTTAACAACTACTTTTTTATTTTTGAATTTACCCATTAATAAAGTATCACCAACTTTTACGTTTAATTTAATTTCTTCGTTAATACATTCTTTCAATCCCTTTAACTTAAGAGTAATTAATTTGAATATTTGAGAATCAAATTTAGGATATGCTTTTGTGAAATTTTTCTTTCTATCATCAGAACTACCAGCACTTAACCAATAACGAACATCAGTACCACTAATAGGATTTGCTGTTGTTGGTGAAGCATACACATATCCTTTATCTAAATATCCTTGCTCTACCTTACCTTTATATGGTGTGAAATATTTACCACTTAATCGATTTTGGTCTTTCTCACCAACTACAACTATTAAACCAGTTGTATCCGAATCATACTTATTTAGTATTTCTTCCGGCGCATATGGATTTTTAATATTAACGATTTTAGA